AGGCAGTTTCTGGGGGACCGAACCTAAGTCAGAGCCGTAGTGGCACCGGCGGGATCACAAGGGGGAGTCGCTACGCGACTCTCTTGGTCTTAGTCTCTCACCGAATCCCCACAATACTGACGCGTCCCCGACTTTACATACAGTCCATTATCAATACAAATCTTCTTGAGTTTTTCAAAATTCTCCCAAAATGCAAGTGAGTGATCGTACTCTGGCACAGTCATGTGTGCGAGTTCGTGAATGAGCACATAAAAAGCTGAATTTACATCGTCTCCATCCAGGCAGATGTAAATTTCGTACCCTTTGTTCACGTTGGAACCTATCACCCCGTCCTTCTTCCCGTCTATTCCAGTAATGATTGCGGGTTTCAGAACCGGCTTCCACAGTGGATCCCCAGAGTCACGTAGAATGTCGACCGTCTTGAAGTACCGCTTCTTCAGTTCTGTGAGCATTTTTGGTTCTGAATTAGTGAGAATCAAAAACAGTAGGAGTAAGGCGGCCACTAGGAGCCATACCCACCACATCTCTAGCATTTACAAAGACAAATTTTGTGTATAAATCCGAGATTAATCCAGTCGGCCTGGATACCATGGGGTCCCATGCAAGTCGGTCAAAGCCCATATCCTTCAATTTCTGAATCAAAATCGATCCATCCAGAAGGGGCTCCTCCTTGGGACCGTCAGCGTAGAAGGGGCCACCTGCCAACCGGACGTGGAGTTTTTCATTTTCAATCTTGAATTCATTTCCCAAATTGTCTAGGAAGTAGCCATTTTCATCAGCCATTGCCTCGGCCCGTTCCTTTTCAGGTGTGATTCCTATGAGGAGGCCACCACGCTTCAGGGCAATTTTGATCGCTTTGAGCGATTCTGCAAGTGTATTTTCATCTTCAAAAATGTAGTGGAGTGAAAAGTTGTAGCAGACCACATCGTAGGGTCCGGCAAACGCCGCTTGACGGATATCGCCCCTCCCCAGGAACCAGACCCCAAACTGCATTTCCTGGGCACGCTCCTCGGCTTCCAGCAGGGACGCCTCGTCTGGGTCGATGGCGGAGACACGGGCGTTGACAGCCTTCCACTTCCACCAGTCACCGCCACGGCCGCACCCACAGTCGAGAACGTGTGACTGAGGCCGAACCCATTCCGCGATCAATTTACGTTTATAGTTGTTGTGAGCTTTACGAAGATCTTCCATTTGCGTTTCTAGACTTAAAAGAAAAACGCTTGTTAGTTTTATATGGGTTCTCTAGAGCAAGATTTCATGACTGTCCCAGGACAGCTTTTTGCGTGTGTGTCGTTTGTGGGCCCTGATTTGCCTCAGAAGAATGAGCAGCTGGGTTTGAAGATTCGTGGCTGCTTCCCAACTCGTGAGGAGGCGGGTACCCATGCCAAGCGTCTCCAGAAGGATGACGCCGTGGTTGACATTTACGTGGTTGACATGTACAAGTGGCTGTTGATTCCTCCCAAGCGCGAGGAGATTGAGGACGTTCACTACCAGAACGACAAGCTCGAGGAGATTATGGTAAACTACCGCAAGAGTCAGTCGGCTGCTGCGGCCATGTTCGAGAAGCGTAAGCGCGACATGACGGCCAAGCCTCTGGAGGGCAGCGACACGCCCTACATTATGCCCGGAGACGAGAACAGCAAGTACTATACGAAGCCAGACGTGCCGCCAATTCCTCACCCGGCTGATTTGCTCGACGACTTGAAGAAGCAGTTCCCAGAGGCTTCTATCGAGGAGCTGGTCGCCAAGGCGGACATTCGCGTTGCGGCCGAGGTGATGCGGCGCAAGGAGGCCGAGGACGCCAAGGTTGCTGAGGAGGCTGCCCGGGCGGCAGAGACCCGGGAGCCAATTGTCGAGGAGGAGGAGGTCCCCGACGCCTAAAATGTTGCTACATATTAATAATGTTATTTAAATTGATCGCGGTTGGTGTCGTGTTGTTCCTCTTGTACCTTGCTTACAAGAGGCTCCCACCAGCACCCGCGAGAATATCTCAAACTGTTGCCGTTTATGACAATCAGTTTGATGTATTCAGAGATATGGAGCCAGCCGATCAGACGCGGGAAAACCCATGGATCGGCTTTATCCAGGAGGACGTACGTGTGAAACGAACGGGCCCGATTGGTGATTTTATTGGCGCGGACGCCAGTTCTGGGAGTGCAGTTTTGTACATGGTAACCTGAGTCAAGAACAGGCTCCGAAGGAGCCCCTTGCTCCTGCCTGTCCTTCGGACTTCGGTGATCTACTTCGCCCCGTTAATTACAATTGGACGCATACTGATTATGATTGTCCCAATAACGATACCTATCAAAATGAGCCCGATCGGGTTCACACCTCGTAGAAAATCAAGCGGGTCCTTTACCCCGTCGTGAAAAACGCGCGGGAGAGGCTCGTGGACCTGCTGCTGCTGCGGCCAATCACTTTCGGACGGCGGGCCGTTTCTTGACTGGGACGGCTGGTCGTTTTTTGATAGGAACGGGAGGTTTTCCATCCTCTGTACAATCAGAGTCACTGTCGCTTTTATCTGGCACAACGAATCCATCTAGATTTCCATCATCATCCGCATCTTCTTCATCATCAGCGTCCTCATCTGAGTTGGCGTCAATCTCCTCATCTGTTTTGATGTCTGACTCGTCCGAATCGTAGTCGTCCTCTGCATAATCGTCCTCAACCTGCTCGACGGGTTCGTAGCGCACGGGGGGTCTGGGGACGCGCGATGAACGCCTGAGAGGCTCAGGTGTCTGCACGGCGTCTTGGGAAGGGGCCTTCTGCGCGACCATCTGGGTAGTCTACGAGTGATTCGTTTAAGTACTTTGGGAAGAATTGTATACCCTTGGAAATTGCGTTTTGATTTATAATAAACTCGCCCTCGTAACCGAGCTCTTTTGCAATTTGGTCTAGAGCCTCTTGGTGTTCTGAATCATCCGCCCTTCTGATTCCCATTCCAATGTCCCTGATGTCCTCGATACAGGCGTAGAGGGACGCGGCTGATTCATCAAGTTGGGTCGTTGAAGCCAATCGTTCGAACTCTTGGAGATTTGTCAAAAATCTTTCCCAGCTCTTTGGGTCCAGACCCGAGTACTTGTGGACCTTTTCTTTGTACTTCTTGAAACGTGCGACTGGGCCCATCGGAAAGGAAATCAACAAGAAAACTACAAGAAGGACTACCCACAATAGCAACGTCATTGAGTTGCTCTACTAATGATGGAGGAAGAATATGTTCCTGACCCCTGAACTCGCGGCACTCTTCGTCGAAGCATCGCTGGGACACGCGCCCTGAACGTATGGAAAACCACGAGTGATTTGACTTGTGACCCTTGTGGATTCTTTCGCAATACTTGGAGTCTGATTGGGCGAACCACCCGTCGTGATCATGACGCTGAACCTTTTTGATGCGTGTTCGCTCCTGACCTTCGAGATACTTGCGTATATATTCCTCGAGTGGGCCGTTATTCTCAAGAACCTCGTCGTTCCTGGGTTCTTCATCGGTACGCACGGCAAAGAGAGCGAGTAGATTCACATCTGGCTCCTTTGAAAATCCGTTGCCATTGAGATCCTTCCATGGAACGTACGGATCGCCTGTAGGTTTCTTGTGGGACCAGAGCATCCGAAGTCCCGATCCACCGTAGACGGACGCGTCGATGATGCGATCCCATTCAAACGAAAAGTCTTCTGTTAATTTTAAGATAATTTTAGATCTGTATTGAAGAGCCTGATTTCTGGTGACAATCAGGTCGGGCCAATGAATATGAACACCCGATTTGATGAGGCCCTCTGCGACGGGTCTGGGCCTGGCTCGAGAGATGAGGCACCTGGAATGGGTTTCGAGGGCTTGATGAATTATTGTACAAAATTGAAAAAGATCTTCATCCTTCAGTTTCTCCTGCGCCTTGTAGTCTAGGTCCACGAAAAACTTGAACAGTTCAGTCTTTTGTTCAACCACGTACAATTTCGTTCCTAATTTAATCGCATCCACATAGGATTGGTAAAATTCCTGGGTCTCCTCTGTGGGTACGAACAGAATCCCACCATCCATGAGGACGTGAGTGGCGTGTCCGTTTGGGACGCGCCATCTTTCGATTGACATTATCAATTTAGAGACTAAATTCTCTAAGAGTCTTCCTCGTCGCTATCTGCCAAGAGCCAAGACCAGAAAGGTCTGGGACCCTTGGGTTTTTTGGGGGGCTCTGTTACCTGCGGGGTTGTCTCGACCTGCGGCCGAGACTCCTGTTCCTGCTCAAGTTTTTCAATTTCATAACACAATTTGCGAAGGGTCATACCCTCCGCGAGTTGAGCTGGATCTTCACCCTGACCACGCATGGTCGCCAAGATGGTGGCAAATTCTGTTTTGGATCGGGTCATCCTATGGTAAGTGCGTAGCACTTATTTGGTCGCGGGTAGCGCGGCGCGGCCTCCTACGGAACTGGGGTGCTAAATACGGAGGTTGAAAGGCGTCTTGGTCTGAGTCAACGCCTGCTGGAACTCTGGGTTGTCCAAGACGTGTTGACGTATCATTGGCCATAGGTTTGGCAATTTTGAGATGAAATCCAAATTCTCAAACTTGCAATCGTCATTCTCGTCGTAATTTTTGCGGAAAGGAACTATGTTTGTGTCCATCTTGGTCATTTCCTCATTGAATCTTTTGATTATATGGCGCTGCTCTATAGCCGTCATTTGCATGTTGAATACATAGACGTGGTAATGATTCAGGACATCCACGCCATCCTCCACGTCCCTGGGCTCTGGCGTGTCCGTCAAAAACTTGAAGTAGGAGTATGAGCCCCTCTTCAGGTTTATGATTCCTCGTGTTTCTTCTTCGAGTTCACGAACGGCACACCGAAGTGGGTTGTAAATCTCGCGTCGGCGACACCCGCCTGTGACAAAAGTCCATTCACGGTATCTTCTGTCGTGCACGATGAGAAAGTGGGGAACTTCATTCACTATGCTTACGGGTATGGCGATTGCTTTGTGCCTCTCTCGAGGGACTCTGGGTAACATCGTCACCTTCTGGTATTTCAGGATCAAAAAAGTCACGCAGATTTCCCGTACGTGGGCTGTAAGTAATCAAAAACAAGAGGCCTATCAGCAATACCCAGTGCCAGAGTTGCATGGTTGATATATAACTTTTTAATAAAATGACCTAGGTACCGTGCTATATGCAAAACGCCGTCTAACTTGCGTACAAAAGAGAGCCGAGCCCATTCTGGATGCGGAGCACGTTATACGACACGGCATACAAAAATGTGCTCTTGATGAGTGCGCCGATGGTGATGGTGGGGGGCACGACGATGCGGTAGGTGTCCAAACGGGAGAAGTTCAGGGTTCCTGTGGGCTGGAGCTTGGAGGTGTCGAGGCAGTAGCTGATGATGCCGACGTTGGCGGTACCGGCATCCACACCGTTGGGCAGGTAGCCGAATGGCGTGTTGTAGTACTGGGGCAGCTCCACAAAGGCGGACAGGTGGCGGAACTCGCCAACGTCCACGCCGTTCACCTGGGTCTTGAGCATGTGATCCTTGACCAGGGCCGAGTTGACACCCAGAGCTCCGTAAGTCTGGGCATAGGAGTTGCTGGTGAAAGCCAGGAACTTGACGGGCTGAGCCAGTGCCAACTCCTGCATCGTCTGGGATGCCAGAACGATCGTGCGCTGCACCTGGGTAATCAGCAGGTCCTGGGGCGTGTTGGCAAAGTAGTCGCGCTCGGCCTGGTCCAGGTAGGTGAAGCTGCACCACGCAATGTACTGCAGGGTGTTGTAATTTGCGGAGTTGGCGTTGCCATTGAAGTTGGTGACGGCTGCCAGGTTGGTCGACCAGGTGATGCGCAGCTCCACATCGTGGAACTGGAGGGAAACCAGAGGGAGAGACACGGACCAATCCTTGTTGAAGAAGAACTTCAGGGGGTAAAAGCCCGAGATGGAGTTGTTGGAGCTCAGGTGGTTACCAGCGTTGCCAACCAGGGAGCGCTGACTGTAGTTCTGGGCGCCAGTCACTGGCTCAATCTGGCTCGAGTAGGTGACGTCCTGGGTGTCGATGACCTGGCCGCCGATCATGAACTCCACCTTGTCAATCACGTTGGACCAATTGACAATTGGAATCACGGAGCCGTTACCGTCACGAGCCGTCAGGTAAATGTAGTTGAGCAGGTCACCCTTCTTCTCGAAACGGATGGTGGAGATGCCGCCGGCGATGGGGGCGCCCTGGATCACCTGACGCTCCAGTGAGCTGGCGTAGTGGGTGTAACGCCGGTAGCTTGAGCGAAAAAATGAAACCTCGGGCTTCCCCGTCAGCCAAGCGTCCTGAGCACCAGTTGCGACAAGTTGAACGATACCACCGCTCATTTTACAATTGGTTTAGATTATTTTAGACGGCTGAAAGGGGCGGAAGGGCGATGGGATTTTTCTCGAGCTGCTGGATGGCAACGTCAAGGTACTTTGACGAAGCCAGAGGGTTGAGTCTGTCCTTCTTCTCATCAAATCGGTAAAACTCGGCACCCAAATAATTCTGGAAGCGCCCCCCGTTCATATGGGAAACTGGCACCGGTTTAGACTCGGCACGGAGGTTCGTCATGGCGCCCACCTGATTCACTGGGTCGTTGCGCACGTTCATGTTTTGACCGTTCCCTGCACGATCCGGCTTGGAGCGGTAGTCGCTGCTGCGGGTAAGAGACTTGTCGGTGTACGCCGCCTCGCCACCCGAAGCGTAGGGCTGAGACACATTGTACTGCGCTGGACCAATCGAGAGGGTGTCGTTGCGCGTCGTCTGCTCGTCACGAATGGTGGTGCGAGCCGTCTTGAGAAACTCTGGGCGGCCCTCCGCGCCTGTGACCGCGCCACCCTGACCCTGTGCGCGGCCCTCGGCGGGATCGCGGCGCCACGCCTTGGAATCCTTGGCCTGGTGCGTCACCTCACCAATCCCACCAGCACCTCCGCTCTTGACGAAGGAATCGGCGGGACCGCTGCGGCCCTCGAGCGTCGTGAGGCGCTCCTCGTTGATGTTATTGGGCAGCACACGGAAGTACTGGTGGAAACCACCGGCGGCGTCCACGTTAGAACCAACGCCCAGACCGGGGCCGACGCGACGGCGCTCAATTGGCTGCAGGTTATTCATTTTGTTCGTCACATACTGGCGATTATATAGATCATACACGGGCTGACCGAATGGAAAGCGATTCGCATCTGGCGTGGTGTCCTGAAGGTTGGGCACCGCATCCTTTGGCTGGAGACGCCAGTCACCGATGCGACGACCGAGGTTCGGGGTCATGATTTTGAGATCAAATGCATCCTTGGAGTGATCACGAGCATTCGCCGCCAGATCAATATCACGACGGGTAATTGGCCGAGTGGTTGGCAGTGGTTTGCGCCCGACTGGCTCTTCCTGGCCATCCGAGAGACGCTTACCGGCAAACACAAGACCTACAATTGCAGCCAAAGCGAGAGGTTCCATCGCTAGTTATGAGTATGTACTATTTTTTTTACTTCTTTCCCATGTAACGCTGAACAAAACGAGTATTCTGATCATCTGCATACGTGCTGATGGGATCCCAAGACATCACTCGCTGTGGGATATTCACATACGAGTTGGGAAAGTCGTAGGTTTGCTCGGACCAGCCCTTTTTGGACGCCGTCGTCGTCTGCTCACGCAGGTACGAACTCGCGTCGGCCAGGTCCTCGAGCAGCACGGTCGCCGGTCCCATGTGAACATTGGGCTGGAGAATAACAGGGGCCACATCAAGACGTGGCATTCTTAATTTTAGTTGCGAAAAAAACCAGGCTTACCGACCATTACCACCACGCATCTGAGTACGCTCTGGGAAATGGAACTGTGAATTGTCGATATCACACGCACGGCCGCCCTGGTCCTTGCACATTGGAGCAAACTGTTTACCGTATGCGGCGGTCGCAAATGCGTTCTGATCGTTGGGAATGGTGGTTGATGCCGTCGTGTAAAAGTTGCGCTCGGCGTCGCGCACACGCTCGAACGGGTGGATGGTGCTCCATGCCGCCTGAACATCGCCACGGACACTTGGGTACCATGCGGCCGGTGGACGATCTGGATTGTCGGTGTATTCGCTCATGAGCACATTGCCCATCGGGTTGGTGACGGTCGGAAGCGTCACCTCGTCGCGCAGAATATTTGGGACGCGGCCGTCGCCATAGGCTGGGCGAAGGAGGCCGTCTGAAATCAGATTCGATGTCCACATGTAATAAAGAACTCCAAGGGCGAGTGCACCGAGGGCGAAAACACGAGGATCACGGTTGATCAGGTACACCACAATTGTAGCGTAAATTATGAATCTGGACGTCGCCATGACCCGCTGTTTCGCCGACTGTCGAGCTGTCGGCCAAAAGTTCAGGAGTTCGCTCGTCTTGAAAATATCTTTCACGTCCATTCTGTTGTTTACTGAGAAATCTTTTTCGTAGGCTTACGCTTCCCCTTGCCCCCCTGTACTGGGGGTGGTGCACCGCCAAGCATTGCGGCGAATGGGTTCCCAGCGCCGCCGCCGCCCCCGAGCATCTGGGCCAACATGCTGTTCATACCAGACATGAGCGCAGCCTCGTCGAGCTGTCCATCCGGGTTCTTCTTCATGTTTTTGGCGCAATTCTCGGCCGCCGACTCAATCATGCTCAGCGTCTCTGGTGGGAACATGCTGATCGTGGTGCCGAGCATGTAGAGGGTCTGAAAATACTGCCAAATAGCCGCCTTGGTGTTTTCACTGCACTCTGCGGTACTCCAAATAACGTGGAGATTCAGATTTGCCGCAATCGCATTGTCCTCACAAAAGAACGCGGCATCATCCTTTGCCATCATCTGACTGGACCAAACGGAAATATCCTTCATGAATTTGTCAAACGAGGCGCGATTCATTGGAGTCGCCTGGGCTTCTTTAATCTTGGGCTCATCGGGGAAGGTCTGCGCGAGTTCACCGAGGAACTGACCCATCATCTCATTGAATGCAGAGAGGGTGGTCATTTGTACTTTAATAGGTTTTCTTCCTTAAGTTAGTATGGTTCTTTCATAATTGCCTCGTGAGATCCTTGGCCCTGGCTGACAATAAAGTAAACCAAAAGTGCGACCATGAATGCATTCTTGAAATAGTCAGAGTTTTTCACCTTGCCCTCGTTGTTCATCTTCGCCTTGACGAACACGTACCCCACGACGACGGCACCGGCAATGATGGCGGCGCTAAACGGCTCCTTGAAATAGTGATCCATCGTACTATTAGTTTACAACATCTTATTTATGTTCTTTACGCGCCGAGCTTTTCAATTTTTGTAGGCGCGTCATCAAACAGCGTCTGCTCTGGAATGGCGGGGGTGGTTCCAGGCACCGATGGGGGGGTGAGACCGTCCGTGGTGGTGACCATTGTGTCCACCCCCCCTGGAGTCTTGCCAAACTCCATACCGCCTGTACCGGCCGCGTCGTTGGAGGTGGGCATGGCGTTCATGTCGTCCTGAATTTCGGGAATCTCCTCCTCTTCCATCTCGGGGGTTTCCTCGTCTTGGTCCATGTCAATGTCTCCACCGGATTCAGGGAGAGGAAGGTACGTGTTTAGAATCTCCGCAGTCGGCACGAGGTCTTCGATGACGAGGCAGATGTGCTTGTGGAAGCGCTTGTTCATATCCTCGTTACGCTCAGATTCGTTGTTGTTCTCGCTGATGATGTAAGGGCTCTCGTAGAGGTCCTTGGCGCAGGCCTCGTAGCACCGCTGGACAAACACGTCATTTGCCGGGAGCTTGATGCTAATCTTCTTGGACTTTCTGTCGGTTCTGATGGCGCTCAGAATTTTAACGTGAATCACAAAAACAGCCGCAATGAGGTTTGGGAACAGGGACTGATTCTTGATGATCGCCTCTGTATTTTTGAGTGAAATTGAAGAATTCCACGTCTTGACTCCCCGAAGGAGCTCCTGAAAGACCCGCGTCGTGTTCTTGCCCTGGGACTCCTTCTTGGCCTCGAGCCAAATCTCCCAAAAGGCCTCAATCATCACGGGGATCATGGCGTCACAAAGTTTTTTGGTAAAACGGCGCTCGGATTCGTTGAGGATATCCATTGTTAAATGCGGAGCATTTATTTGCTAGGGTCGCAACGCGGCTTTACATATAAAAGTATTTTGGCGTTGATGTGCGGAACTCCTTCACGTACTTGTTGATGTTGCGGTTGTTGCTTCCCTGGCCGTAGTTGTGAATGGCCTGCAGGATATTGGTCCGAGACATACGTACCGGAGATCCCTGGCTCACATTCTTGTAGCTTCCAGCTGATGAACCCTTCTGGAAACGCCAACCCTGACCGTTACCGGCGACGATCTTGAGCAGCTTGGCTGCCCGATTTATATTGGCCAGGTTGCTGGTAGAAAGAACTGATAGGTTTGCGTTATTTGCATTCAGGTAACGCTCCAACTTGACAGCGAGAGGGTCACGTACAGGGCTCTCGGGGCTCACAGCCTTTTTGGCACGGGGTCCACGCTTTTTGCCCGCGTTGGAACGCACCTTGCGTGTCGACGTACGAACCTTGGACTCTGGAATACGCTTGGGTGCAATCTTCTTGGGAGGCGACTCGTTCTTGCTCGTAAGTTTACGCGCTGTCCCGTTGACGACGGCGACGTAACGCGCCTTGACACTATAGTGCTTCTTACCTGCAACATCCTTCACAAAGTAGGCGCCACGTTTCGACTTGTAGATGATGCGATGGACAGCATTGAGATAGGGGGTCTTTAGATCAGACGACATGTTATATTATAGATGGAGAATTTTAATTTCCTCGTCGGTCGCCGCCGCGGCCAGTGACGGTGCGCTAAAAAATCTTCTGAATGAAGAGTATGGCGCCTTATGAACGAACGCGCCGGAATATGAACTTCCAGCGACGCGCACAAGTCTACGCATATGCAGTCTATGCGTTGAACCATATGAACAGGAAGATCCC